ATTTCGCTATACGACACGGTGGACGTCTCCCGGCTGCGTGCGATCGTTGGCACGTACAAATTGGCGTCAAAGAGATTTTCGGTAAACTACATTTGAGAGGATGAAACAGACGATAGGACGGTTCCTTTTGCAACCGAACAAGAATTTTCCAGTCGATTGCGAGACGCTGGACGCCTTGCAGACCAACATCGCGCTCTTGCAGGTACTCGGCAACCTCGCCGGGGACAAGTCTATTTTGCTGGGCTGCGAACAGGAGCAGAACGGCACGCGCCGCAAGGCGGGTTATGTCTTTCTGAAAACAAAGGATTTTCCGGAGGGCGAGGTTATTTACTGGGAGGGCGGAGCGGTCTCCGGCGGTATGTACGTGCATCAGGAGATCGTCCCCGTTACGGCACAGGGCTACGAGTTCCCGCAGGCATACACGGTGCGGTCACTCAAACCGGGTGTCGGGAGCGAAAATTACAAATGGGGTGACTTTGCCGCCGTGCCGACACCCCGGGAGTTGGAGGCCAAGATCAAAGCGCAAGACACGACGATCGGGGAACTTTCCGCCCCGCCGCTGGGCATCGTCCAAATATGGGCGGGCAAGATAGTCCCGGCTGGTTATGAGCTTTGCGAGGGTCAGCAGCTCAAAATCACCGACTATCCGGAATTGTACAAGGCACTCGGCTCGACGTTCAATAATGCGTACAGCGCGACGGGTTCGCGTTATTCCACCTCGAGCGGATATTTCCGCATGCCCGATCTACGGGGTCGGTTCATCGTGGGACACAACCCGAGCGACACGGATTATAACAGCTACGGCAAAGCGGGCGGCGAAAAACAACACGCGCTCACGATCAAAGAAATGCCGTCGCATACCCACCCGCAGAACCTATGGGCGGAGGACAGCGGAACGTGGAAAGGCGGCGGGCGCAACTCCTCCCCGAACTCTACCTCCAAGCATGACCGGACGACCCAGTTCGGGAGCACGAACGCGACGGGCGGGGGTGCTGCGCATGAAAACCGCCCGCCGTATTACGTGCTTGCGTACATCATGCGGGTACGATAACCGATAAACCGATTCAAGAATGGCAATCAGAAGCATAGCGCAATTAAAAGCGTGGTTCAAGCGCGGTAAATATCCCACCGAGGCGCAGTTCGCGGACTGGATCGACAGCTTTTTCCACAAGGAGGAGGACAAGGTGCCGATTTCGTCGGTCGAGGGGCTCCCGGAACAACTCAACGGCAAGTATGATGCGGCGGCGGGTGAACAACTCGAGGGCAATTTTCGGAAGTTAAAAGCCGACTATGAGGCGCACGAGCAATCCTCCCGGGAGCAGTTCAATAACATAGCCGACAATATCGAGGAACTCGAGGCGGAGGACGAACGCCTGCAAGGAGAGATCGACGCCTTAAACGTGGAGGTGGATAACATCCACAAGAAAGACGCCGCGCAGGACAAGGAGATCGAGGACTTGCACAAGACGGATACCGCCCTGCAAACGAGCCTCACGAATGCGCACGACGACATAGGCAAAATCCGTGAAATGCTCAAAGGTGGGGCGACGCTCGACGAGGCGAAAGCGGCGCTCGTGGCGTTGGGTTCCAACTATAAAGATTTGTATGCGGTCGCCGGCACGTTAAAGACGTTTTTGCAGTCGAACGATACCGCCGACAGCACGATCAACACGTGGCGGGAGATCGAGAGCTTTTTGGAGGGCATTACGGATTCGGAGAGCCTCACAGAGTTGCTCTTGGCTCTCGAGACCAAGATCTCGACGGCGTACAACAGCGCGGTTGCCGCAGCGGTCAAGACCGAGAAAGAGCGCGCGGAGGCTGCGGAGGCTGCGTTGTCGGGCAAGATCGATCGGGAACAGCAGCGGGCAGAGGCTGCGGAGAACGCTTTGGGCTCCCGGATCACGCAGACGAAAGCGGAACTCGCGCAGACCGACACGGAGATCAAGCAGGACATCGCCGCCGTCCGCCAAACGCTGCTCGGTATCTTGGCGGAGAGCGCGGGGCGTGTTATCCCGCTGGTGATGAACGTCACGCCGCCGCAGAAAATCACCCTCGGCAACACGGTGACGCAATACATCAAAGCCGAGCTCCTGCCGAGCTTCGCGGTTCAAAACGTCCTCTTTTTGGGTGACGGCAAGGCGGTCGATGTTGATCCCGACGGCGCGGTGCAGGTTCTCGGTCTCGGCAAGAGCCGGGTGCACATCATCCCGACGGAAAACACCGCCCTGCACAAGACGGTCGAGATCGAGGTTGTCCGTCCCTCGGTTCTCAAAGATGCGGACGGCGGTTTGCTCGTCATGGCGGATTACGACATTCTTTTAACATAAAACATTTGCAACAATGGCACTTACGGAACAGGAAGAAATCAAGGTGAGAGCGATGCTTTCGGCGTTTCAGAACGCGAAACGGATCAACGAGCTGCCTTGGGCTACGGGCAAGCTGTCGGACATGGCGGTACCCGTGCAGGACGAGAGCGGCGAGACGCGGCGCATGAACCTCGCCGAAGCGGTCGAAACGGCGGGCAACCCGATCGCGGGCAGGTATTGGGACGAGACGAACTCGTCCCCGGTCGCCGCCGGGTATTACGGCAGTCTCGCCGCCCTCAAAGAGCTGCCTAAAAAACTGGGGCTCGGTCGCTACCTCGTGACGGACGACCGCGTGCGCCGCAAGCTCGATCCGGCGGATTCCAACCGCTACGAGGACGGCAGCCCGGCAAAGCTCGACGGCACGCAGGGGCAGTGCATGTGGTGCTGGAACGCGCACTATTATACGACGTGGAAAGAGGGGAACCGCACGATCGAGACGATCACGTTCCAGCCGATTCCGGGCAAGAAATCGGTTTACGTGCCTGCGGGCGGTATTTCGTGGTTCTCTGCCGGGGTGATCGACCGCACGGAACAGAAGCTCTGCTCGGTCATTTCCACCGATGCGCGTTACCGGGGCGGCAACGGCAGCGTGTTGTCGTCGTATGCCGACCTCGCGGACGACGCACCGCAGAAAACGATGCTCGGCATGGCTGCGACGGCTTACCAATATGGCAATTTCAGTACGATCGCCCGCAAGCGCGGCGAGGGTTGGGACGCCTGTTGGTACGTCGCCCGCGCGGTCGTGGAGTACACGATGCGCATCATCCTCGGCACGCGGCACTCGCAATCGGCATACAACGCCGAACTCGACGCGGACGGTCTGTATCAAGGCGGGCTCGGATCGGGCGTCACGAATATGCCGAACTGGGGCGGTTACAACGGGTATTATCCGATCGTCCCGACCTCCGTCGGTTTGGAAAAAGGCGACGGAATCGGTATCGTGGAGTACAGCGTGACGAAAGGCGACGGCACGGCGGTGTACACGGCACCCGTCCCGGTGTTTTTCGGTCTCGTAAACCCGTTCGGGCACCTGTGGGGTGTCTGCGGGGGGCTTGTTATCGACGTGGGCGCGGAAAAAACGCGCGCGTATGTCGCGCCGTCGCTTTACGCCGGGTTCAGTTGGACGGACACCGAGGGCATGTTGCTCGCGGCGGAACTGCCGCGCGCGGAGGGTTACATCAAGAAATATTCGACGCACTTGCTGTGCTGCCTGCCGACGGAAGTCGGCGCAACCGCCGCAACGTATTTCGCCGATTATTTTTACACTACGCCGAGCAATCCCGGTTTCCGTGTCCGT